TCTTGTAGAGCCTCCCAAGGGACATCCGGAACAACCGCGCCCGAAGGTCCCCGCTCTGCATCGACTGCGCGTTGATGCTCTGGATTTCCGTCGCCGTCCTCCGGTCCCCGCCCGTGCCCGCAAGGCTCGTCATCCCGTAGTCCGGCGACCCGATCCGCTGCTCCGCAATCGCCCGCGTCTGGTTCATCTCCACGTCGAACGACACCGGGGGCTGCGCCATCGCCACCGGCACCACCCCAAAGGGCAAAATCTGCCCCGGCTGGAACCGCAGGTTGATGCTGTTCGGCAGCTCCCGCTCCGCACGGAACATCGGCGTGTTGTAGAACCGCATCGCGTCGTGCTTGTCGTTCCACATCGCCGTGAGGCTCATCTGGTACGGGGCCAAAATCTCGCACACCCCGCGCGGGCTGTACCAACCCCGGTCCTTGATCTCGTAGGGGAAGTCCACGAACGGGGCCATGCCGTGGTCATACGGCAATCCCATGGGCTCGCTCAACTTCAACGACGGGTCCGACGGGCTGTACCGCTCCACGATCCACTTCCCCTCCTCGTCCCGCCTGTACACCTCCCACACGATCACCTGGTCCTTTGCCGTCGTGTAGGTAATCCCCTCCCGCAACTGCCGCGCCGACGTGTCCGCCGTCGTGTTCGGCACCACCTGCGACTGCGGGTTGCCCTGGATCCGCTCAATCGTCGCCTTGTCGTGCCTCCACCCCATCGCCATCGCCATCCGCTTGTACGCCGCCACGCTCATCGGCATCACGTGCACGCACCAGTCCACGTCCTCCAAGCCCGTCGTCGTCGCCGGAACGATGAAGTACAACGGGTCAACCGCCTCGTACTCCACCCGCCTTTCCCCGGCGTTCCAAACCACCTTCATCACCCCGCGCCCGCTCATCAGCGCGTAGTCCACCCACGACAAGACCTCCGTCTGGAAGTTCGTCCGCTCCCTCACCTTGTAGTTGAACCACGCCTCCGCAACCGTCGTGTACGCCGCCAACTGCTGCCGCATCGGGACGAAGCTCGCCACCACGTCCATCCCAACCGCCTGCTGCATGAACATCGGCTTCAGCCGGTCAATCTGCGTGTCCGCCAACGGCCACGTCCGGTCGCTCGCCTCCTTGAACGGCTTGGACTTCCTCTTCAAGGTCCCATGCCGAAGCTCGTACCACCGCGTCTGGCGGTTCTCCCACGCGCTCCTCTGCCTCACGGCATCCAGAACCTGCCCGTCCATCCCGTCCGCGCCACCGTTGCCATCCATTTGAACGCCCTTCTACCACCCAACCCCAACGCCTTCAAGCAAATGCCCGTCCCCAACCCCCTCATCCTGCCCCCCGCCAGACTCCTCCCACTCTCGCACCCTCTCCAACAACGGCCTCCCCATGTAGTCCCGCCCCTTCCCGTACGCCTCCAAATCCGCACCCTCCCCGCACCACGCCAAAACCATCGCATCCGCACGGTCCGGGCTCGGCAACCCCATCGACCTCAGCTCCTCCTTCCCCTGCAACCGCAGCTTCCCGTCGCTCTTTGCCATCACCTGCCGGTTCAGGAACTGGTACAGCAACACGTCGTCCTTCGCCACCGGCCCCAGCACGATCTCACCCCTCTCCACCTTCAACCCAAGCTGCATCCACATCTCCGCGCCCCTCGACACATACCGGTCCCTCCGGATCGCCGGGTCCCCAAAGTTCACCCGGTTCACGCCCACCCCCATCTCCCTCAGCCGGTCGCACATCGACGCCCCCAACCCACCGTTGTCCGCCCACACGTTCCCAGGCTCCACCCCCTCCCTCCGCAGCTCGTTCACAATCCTCCCAACCCCCGCCATCGTGTCCTGCTCCTTCCACCTCAACTGCTTCAACACGCAGTTCCCCCTACGAAAGTGCATCACCGTCTCGTCGCCCCCGGCCGCAAAGTCCAACCCCACCACAACAGGCCCCTCACGGTTCTCCACCGGAGGCTTGCACGTCATCCGCTGCCAGTCCTCCGCCTTGAACACCGTCCACGCCCCGTCGCCCCCGTCTATGAACTCCGCATGGATGCTCGACCGCACCAACGGATGGTTCTCCCCGTACTCGTCCACCACCCGCTTGATCTGCTCCGCCGTGATATGCGGGCAGTCAAACGCCGTCACCACGAACGACCGCCACCGCTCCACGTTCTTCGTGAACGCCTCGTAAAACTGCCCCGCCTTCCCCCCAGGGCTGCTCATCATCAGCACACGGCTCGGCTGGCAACGCTCCATCGACTGAAATATCCCGTCCTGAACCGCCTTCGCCTCGTCAATGATGTACAACAGGCTCGCGTTCGGCTCCCCCTGCCGATGCCACCCCTCCGCCTTCTCCGGCGTCTCCGCGCTGAACCCTATGCACCTCGACACCTGCCCCTTCCAGTAAGCCTCCCTCCGCGTCAACCTCACCTCCCCCTCCGTCACGCTGAACCCCTCGTCCTCCCCACCCATCCCGTACGCCGCCTTCCTCAGGTGCGGCCACAACGCATCCCTCACCTGCCGGTACACCCCGGCCGTGCACACCACCAGGCTCCCGGGATACTTGCACATGTGCCATATCACCGCCGCGCACGCCACAACGCTCGTCTTCCCGCTCCCGTTCGCAGCCCTCAACGCCACCCGCGACTCCATGGGCGTCAACGCCCTCAACACGTCCGCCTGCCACGGATACAACGTCATCCCCAACACCAGCTCCGCAAACCCATCGGCAGCATGTATCCGCTGCCGCTCAGCACTCATCCGCCTACGCTTCATGCCTCACTCTGGTTGGCGAAAGTCAAAAATTGCAAGCGGTGGGGAAAGGGGGGATGCGTACAACCCCACCCCGCCCGTGGGGGTCCCCCCTGCCCCGTCGTGGCTCCCAACCCCGGCCGCGCGCACCCTGGGATCCTGCCTGCCCCGTCGCCCTGCCATCCATCACGCTCCGGCCCCTTGGCTTGCCTAGTATCCACGCCACGCGGCGCTTCCGTGCGCATCGCGTTGCGCTGCAAGGCTTTGCGTCTTGGTTTGGTCACAAGGCATATTATATTTGGTTGGCCCTACTTCCCAGGCGCTTCCAACGTCGCAAACACTTGGGCCACAACACTTAGCGGGCGACCATTGGGGCCGGAGTGCTCAATTCCAGCGCGCATCGTGTACCCTCGCGCGCGCTCCAGAAGCCATGCCTTTGCCTGCCATCCTGGAAGGCCATCGTCTAGGGCCAGGAGCAAATCCGCCTCGCCTTCACCACGGGCTTTGTAAAGGTCGGCCCTGAACTCCGGATTGTTCAGGAGGAACCGCGACCATTGGCTTTCGGCCCCGTGGAACCCGCACATGATCGCGATTCGTTCCAATGGCATCCCCAACGATGCCGCGCGCACGCTTTTTTTAAGGAGCTCCGGCGGAACGTCCTTGGGTGGCCTCCCTATTCTTCGCGTATCTCCCTTGCCATCCTTGCCAACCATGGCCTTCCCTTTCCTTCCAGCCTTTCCCCTGGCCTTCACCTTCACCACCGGCACCCTGGGCGCTTGGGCATCCATGACGACGACGGGTGCAAGCGTCCCTTCGTTCCCGCCATCCGCTCCGGCCTTGGCTACAGGCTCCGGCGTGGCCTTGGGTGCCTCGATGGCCTTGGGTTTCACTGTCCGCTTCATCCCGGGCTTGGTCGCCCGGGTTTGCGCTTGCCTTCGTCTCGGCCCGAGCGGAAGCGCGGGATCAACCGGCGGCGCCGCGCAAGCGGCCGACGCGATGCTTTCGTTCAATTCCATGGGGGATAGATAAGGGGGAGACTGGAAAACGTGTCAAGCCTGCATTTTTTTCACGTCGCAACCCATTGCAAACCAACCCTTTGCGCGTTTCATGCGTTGCGTGGCGAAAATAATTGTGTACAGGATGCTTTGGAGGATGCAATCTTGTTGCGTCGCCCGGAATTGAGACTCCGGACGACAAGACAAGACAAAGGAAAAGACGATGAAGACAGAAGAAAGTGAACTTGAAGCGCGCGCATGGGTGCGCGCAAACCACACAATCCAACGCCTTTCCCCACTTGGTGCTTGGCGCACCGTAGCGTGGGAGGACCTTGCCCCCGAGGTCGCGATGGCCCTGGAGGACGACATCGCCGCTGGGGAGACTCCCCACGTGATCGTGTGCGGCACGCATTACCGCTGGGAGGTTGCATGAATAGGGATTTGTACGCTGAGGTAACGGCGCGCATCCTTGCCTCTTTGGAGGCCGGAACCGTCCCTTGGAAACAAAATTGGGGATCGTGCCAAGGCACGCCGCGCAATTGGGACGGTCGGCACTATGGCGGGGCGAATTGGTTGATGCTGGGCACGCTCCCTTACGAGCACCCCGTCTTCGTGACGTTCAAGAAAGCCTTGGAACTTGGCGGGGCAGTCCGGAAGGGAGAAAAGGGGCACCTTGTGGTTTTTTGGAAGTTCCTTCGTGTTTCGGACGCCAAGGACCCAACCAAGTCCAAAGTCGTCCCTATGCTCCGGCACTATCACGTCTTCAACGTGGCGCAATGCGATGGGTTGCCCCCGTTGCCCGAAGTTGCCAAGCGTCCCTTTCAACCTATCGAGGAATGCGCGCGCATCGTCGATGCGATGCCGCAGGCTCCCAGCATCTCCCATGATGGCCATGGGCGGTGCTA